AATATTATGGAACTGTAAAGATTTCATATATTGATTCAACCTTAGAAAATGGCACTCCCGGTGCTGAAACTGCACGATTGACTTTTGCCACAAGCACTGCCGGAACACTTACTGAGCGTATGCGTATTAGTTCTAATGGTGACTTATTAGTTGGATGCACAAGCCAAGCCAACGCAGCAAGAGCAACATGGCAAACAGCAACAAATAATGCTAGGTATATAGGGTTTCAAACAGTTGCTGGTGCTGAAATTGGTTTTATTTTTAATAACACCACAGCAACGCAATACAGCACAACATCTGACTACAGACTTAAAAAAGATATAGCCCCAATGACGGGAGCGTTGGCTAAAGTACAAGCCCTTAAGCCTGTAACATATAAGTGGAAGTCTAACGATTCAGATGCTGAAGGATTTATTGCTCATGAACTTGCTGAAATTTGTCCAAGTGCAGTTGTTGGTACAAAGGATGCTGTAAATGAAAATGGTGACCCCAACTACCAAGGCATTGATACTAGCTTTTTGGTTGCAACTTTAACCGCCGCCATCCAAGAGCAACAGGCCATGATTACCGCTCTAACCAACCGTATCACCGCACTTGAGGTAACGCCATGAGTACCGTAAAAGCTACCAACTTCCAGAACGCCTCATCTGCTACCGCCAACATGGTAACAGATGCCAGTGGCAACGTGTCCTTTGGTGGCACTGCGGCTATGTCCAGCAGCTTTCTACGCAACCGCATTATCAATGGTGATATGCGGGTAGATCAGCGTAATGCTGGGGCGAGTGTGACCAATATATCTGGAGGTGTTTATACAGTAGATAGATGGGCTGCATACGCTTCACAGGCAAGTAAATTTACTATTCAACGTAATGCTGGGGCAGTAACACCGCCTTCTGGGTTTGTAAATTATCTTGGAGTTACATCATCTTCTGCATACTCAGTACTCAGTAGTGACGAATTTGACGTTCGTCAAATGATTGAGGGTTTAAATGTTTCTGATTTAGATTGGGGTACTGCGTCTGCAAAAACAATAACTTTTTCTTTTTATGTGCGTAGTTCATTAACCGGAACTTTTGGTGGGGCTTTAGCAAATAGTGCTTTTAACCGCTCCTATCCGTTTACTTACACAATTTCTGTTGCAAACACATGGGAACAAAAGACTGTAACGATAGCTGGAGATACGTCTGGAACTTGGCTTACAACAAACGGCATAGGCATCTATGTATTTTTTGGACTTGGAGTTGGCTCTACTTATACTGGAACTGCTGGGGCATGGACAGGAAGCGGTCTTATCTCAGCCACAGGTGCAACCTCAGTAGTCGGCACATCTGGTGCTACCTTCTACGTCACAGGCGTACAGTTTGAAGTAGGCACAGTCGCCACACCATTTGAGCGGCAGATATACAGCAATCAGTTGGCACAGTGTCAGAGGTATTATGAGCATTCATACAGCCAAGATACTGCTGCTGGTACTTCAACCGACACAGGAACTGTTTCTACTAAATCACCACAAGTAGATATGCAGGACACAATTCAATTTGCGGTTGAAAAAAGAGCAGGTCCAACAATAACTTTTTACACAAATCTTGGCGTAAGTGGAAGTTGGAGATCAATTACTGCTGCCACAAATAGAGGTATGACTGTATCAACAAGTTCTGGAACTAGACAATTTACTTGGGCTAATTCAAACAGTGTCACTGTTGGCGATGTTTTGCGCGGTCATTGGACTGCCGCATCAGAATTGTGAGGAATGATATGTATAAATTAATTGAAACCCCAAACACGGTTAAACGCATTTTAGACAATGCGCTTATTCCCTTTGACCCAGCCAATACCGACTATCAAGCCTATCTGGCATGGATAGCCGAGGGCAACACACCACTACCCGCTGACGAGGAAGTCTGATGGAAGCTGACGAAGCCAAACTTGTAATTGACTCGACTATAGCGACGGGTGCTATCACAATGCCGCTATGGGTTACTGAGTTACAGGGTTGGATTGGCTTTGCTATCGCTGTCGGTGGCTTAATTCTTGTTGTGATTCGTATTATTATTGCCGTACGAGACTGGCAGAAGGGTTCTTAAATGGACCCATTTACCCTCATCGCTGGTGCTACTGCTTTGTATAACGGCATCAAAAGTGCGGTTGATTCGGGCCATGAAATGCTTGATGTCGCTGATAAAGTCGGCAGTTTGTTTGGTCGCATTGCCCAGATTACTCAGTTAACTTCTGGTAAAAAGAAAAAAAAACTGTTTCAGTCTCAGGCAGAGTATGAAGCCGAGGCAATTAAACTTTACACGTTAAAGCAAAAAGCCCAGAAATTACAATTAGATACACGCAATTTATTTGTAGGTGCGTATGGCATTGCAGCATGGACTAGTATTCAAAAGGAAGTGACTGAAATGCGTAAGGAAGCACACCGTCAGGCAGTAGCAGCACAGCGTGAGGCTGAAGAAAACCGTAAAGATATGATCATGGGTGCTTGGCTTATTGGCGCAGTTATACTATTTGCTATATGCGTTGCTATTGGAATGATGTTGTTCACTCACAAATAGGAGTTATCATGGACTTGTTAAAAATGGCTACAGACGTATTAGGATCGGTAGCCCCTACAGTTGTATCGTTACTAGCTGGGCCACAGGCAGGAGCAATTGTAGGAAGTCTGTCTAATGCTTTGTTAGGACGTAGTGATGGTACTCCTGATGAAGTAGCAAGAGCATTGAAGACTGCTACTCCTGATCAACTTGCAGAGATTAAAAAGATTGAATCAGCCGAGCGTGTGCGTCTTGCCGAGATTGAAAAAGATGATCGTATTGATGCACGTGAACTTCAGCTTGCTGCCTTGAATAGTGATGATACCCTAGTTCGTCGGTTTATTTATTTGTTCTCATGGTTCTGGGCAATTGCATCTGTACTGTATTTCTTTTCTGTTACCTTTTTGCCTATGCCTGTTGGCGGCAAAGACTTTGCTCTTACAATTCTTGGCTTCTTGCTTGGTACTGCGGTCGGTACAATCCTCTCATTCTGGTATGGAAAGTCTAGCGAATGAAAGATAACTTTGAAGAGTCGCTTGCCCATGTTTTGAAGCATGAAGGTGGCTATGTTGATCACCCAAAAGACCCCGGCGGTGCAACCAATCTTGGCTGTACTAAAAAGGTTTGGGAAGAGTGGGTAGGTCATGAGGTAACTAAAGATGACATTAAAGCCCTCACAATCGCCGATGTTTCGCCGCTCTATAAGCAAAGGTACTGGGACAAATGTCGTGGTGATGACCTCCCGCGAGGTGTTGATTTTGCTGTGTTCGACCTTGCTATTAATAGTGGTGTTGGTCGTGCCAGCAAGTTACTACAAAGGGCTGTCGGTGTGGCTGCTGATGGTGCTATCGGCCCCGCAACCCTAGCCGCTGTAGCTAATGCAAATCCACGTGAACTTGCTACCAAGATATGTGAATTACGTTTGGCTTTTCTACAGGCGTTGCCAACATGGGAAACATTCGGCAAGGGTTGGGGTCGTCGGGTTAAAGAAACCGAGAAGACTGCATTCAACATGGCTTCTTAATAGTCATGCTCTTCGTCTAGAAAATGATCATGGGCTGCTGTAAATGCTTCTGGTTCAATATAGGCATTTACACGATCCCAGATCATTTTACTAAGGTCAGTACTACTTAGTGTTCTAGCATCATCCCATTCTAATAGATTGCCATCCCAAGCAATTGAAGACAGATACCAAATGATTTCTGATTCTCTGTCAAAGACAACATAGGCTTTGATGTCATTGATAGTCTTGTCTATCAGTGGCAGATCAAGTTCTTCAATTTCAATAATTATATCACCCATTACGAAGTTCCTTTTAGTTCTTCCCGCAGTCTTAAAACTTCAGCTTGCAACTTATCACATTCAGTTTTGGCATAATCATACCACATCTGAAGGTCTAAGTTAGCTAACCTCAACCGCTCAATCTCGTCAATCGCTTGCGCCGCCATTTTTGACAAATTGTAGATGGTTTTAGCGTCCTGCATTTCATCGTCCTGAAGAATCTTGAGTTGCAACTGTAGCTTACTGATCTGTTCAACGGTTTCCATCACTCTTTCCCTATTACAATGGCAAGCAGCAACGGGAAAATACCTAAAAAAGTTATTGCTAGGAATTCACTTACTGTCATCACTCTTCCTCCTTCAGTGCGGCACGGGCAACAAGAGCGGCTTCTTGGCAATTATCACAACAAGTGTTGTTGGAGATTGATTGCAACACTTGCCTCAACTTAATAATCTCGTCGGCTGCCTCGGCACACCATTCGCCTTCCTGACTCCAACTGATATCAACAGTGCGCAGCCGTTCAACAATGTCTGTCATTACTTTTCTCCTTGGAGTTTTCTAAAGTCTGCCTTTAGATTTTTAATACCGCGACGATCACTAATAGTCTTAGCCACTATAAGAGTTCTCTTTCCATGCGGCGTAGGAAAGATAATCTTATAGTGTTTACTAATAATAACTTCGTAGTTGGAAAGTCCTAGTTCTTCTTCTAGAAACTTTTTCAGTTCACGTTGACTTAGCATTCGGGGTCAAAGTCTTCCCACTCTTTTAGTTCGTCGGGCTGATCATCCTCTTCATCTTCAAAGTAATCTTCAAAGTCATTGTCATCATCCCCCTCCCCATAGCCGGAGTCTTTGAATTCTAAGGCACGATACTCCTCATAAGTTGTAGGAGTCTCTGGGTTAGTCTTTGGTATCTTCTCTCTGCCAGTCATTTCGTCTTTCCCTTCTCCGTTGTTTCTTCTTTGATTTCAATATCCGTTGATGGAATAATGAATGCGTCAAGCTGACGGCGAACACGCTCCTCAACGATATTGGTTTGCTTTTCATTCGATGCTTTCTCACCTGATATCTCCACTGCTATGGCTGCGTAACCAGCAATATCAAGCATACTGTCTAGATGATTGCCTTGGCTGACATCAAGACGCATCATCTTCTGCATGATATTGAGCATACATACTTGGTATGGTTCAATTGGGAATCCAAGATAGGCTGTCCACATAGACGCAATGTTCTGTGTCATCTTGGAAGCAGTTCCATAATCCTGCTGCCTATCCTTAACGATTCCTATTACTCGTTCCAGTGCTTCAATCTTGTTCATTCTTTTCCCTCAGTTCTCGTAAGAAGATTCTTACTTTTTCTGCTTCACTCACAGTCATAGCTTCAGTAAATATTTCTAAATGATTGGCAAACCTTTCTTTGAATACCTCATCAAACTTATTAGTAAGACGAATCCAGTTCTCATCATTGTTCTTAAGAAATCTAAGAACCTTATTATACCCATGGAAGATACTCGTATGATCCCTATTTAATACGTGTCCAATCTTTGGGAATGAATAGAGAGTGTAGGTACGTGCCGCCCAATATAAAAGAAACCTTGCTTCTGCTGCGAACGCATAGCGATACGTACCTAATATATCTTTGTTAGATACATGAGTAACTTCATTAACAATTGAGAGACAATCCTTGATCTGGATTATCATGCTGCTTCCTGTATTTGGTTCTGGTTAATGAGGGACATTAGATAATCGAATGCCTTCCCAGCAACCGCTGATGCAGATACAATCGCTGTCTTGTCTTCCTGCAATATTCCAAGCCATGCCTTGAGATAACTTGCATGGTCATCTCTTACATGGTTCGAGATACCAAACTCAGCAGACATGAATGCTGCTCCAAGTTCTGCCACTAACTCCTCCATTGCGTATGCGTTCTTCTTAAAGCGAGGTGCAAGTTCACGATCAAGCCGAGACTTGTGACCAGTCCAATGGATCAGTTCGTGAAAGGTAGTTGAGTAATAGTGCTGTGCTGTATGAAAGAGTTCTATCTTTGGCATACAGATGTAGTCAGCCGATGGGATGTAATACGCTCTGTCCCCACCAATTTCCAACTTGGCACCCGTTTGTTGGATGGCGAGATCAATATGAGGCATAGGCTCATTTGCTGTTGAGGCTTGTGGATGGACAGGTTCTTCGTATCCAACTGTTTGAGAAGCGTTGAATACAAAACTTGTCCGAGCAATAGGTATTCTAACAGCATCGTCTACTCCATCAATGTTTTTCTCGTAAGAAGAATAATAAATAACTGGTGTGCCTTTGGCTCCCTTCGTAATCTGTTTACCTAGTTGGTTCCATTGTTTGAAGGTAGCCCACTCGCTTGATGTAAATCTTCCATTGCAAGCGGAAGCCCAAAGAATCAGGATGTTCGAATTGTGGTAGCGGTTCTTTGTTAGGGCATTCGATGGCGAGGATAGTTCTGTCTGGTGCCAAGGTGGTGTCCAGTTTCCGGCATCGTCTACCATTGATAGAATAGCATTCGTGATTAGTTCCTGTGGCGTAGCCATGTGTATCTCCTTGTTTGAGGGGGTGATCCATTATTGCCATGCTGGATCGCACATGATTGTTCCTTAGAAAGGGGCGTCATCTAATGGTTGCTTTGATTCATTATGAGCAACACTAGTAGGGCTCCCAAGAGAAAGCAGTGTACCTCCGAATCTTCCGATTGATATCTCAACCGCAAGTTTCTCTGCTCCATTCTTGTCGGTGTATGTACGCTTGACCAGTTCACCTTCTACAAAAAGTTTTCCTCCGGCAGTGACGTACTTCTCTAGAAACTCTACCTTCTTTTGATCCCAACAGACGACATCCCACCATGTGGTTACCTTTTCCTTACCATTCCAAGAGTTGGTAGCCACACTGAATCGTGCGAACCTTCCATTGGTTGCGTCCTTAAACTCAGGAGTCCGTCCTAAGTTTCCGATGACTGATACTCTAGCAAACATTTGTCTCTCCTTACTGTGCGAGTTCTGCTTTACGTGCCAAGAATTTCTGACGAAGCATTGCCAGTTCTGCTTGGCTAAGTTCCTTAGTCAACTCTTTGATCTGTGCTGACATTTCATTGAGCCCGTCATTATCCAAGGCCAATGAAATACCAAGTTCAATGGCGGCAACTAGCGGATTGTTGTATGTAACTTCCTGTTCATGATCAGGATCGTCACCCGTTTCGAGGCCAAGCGTCTTGAGCAACGCATACTTGACGGCATAAGACATTGCCTTGCCCGGCCCTTTATCTTGGTCATCAATCCCATACCCGAACGATTGTGTTTCGAGCTTCTCTCTTGGGTCATCCACATTAACAAACGACACCACGACATGACACTGAGTTCGATTGCCCACCTGTTCAAACGATAGACTGCTGACATGATAGATCACTCCTGCTTCGAGTAAGGCAGGGCGTACCTTTGCTGTTACTGCATCGTGGCTAACGATTGAGTAGCGCATACCCTGCTTCTTTTCTTTCTGGATATAGTCAACCTTGCCCATAGCCTGAGCCAAGCGTTGATATAGATTTAGGTCAGATTGTTTTGTCATGTGGTTCTCCAATTATCCAAAATGTAGAATGCTGCATTGCCTTCTCTTGTTCATCGGTAAGTTCGATGTCCAGTTTATTGTACTCGTCTTCATGTTCTTGAGCGTGTCTTGCAAGAGCATCGAATACAGTCAGTGCTTGTTGCTGTATTCGTGGCTCTTTAGAGTGGACTGCTACCTGTGCTAGGTCAGTCAGTAGATTAGTAAGTTCAACATTCGTCATTTGAAATCCTTATGAACCCATTCAATATGTTGGCGATTGCTACCGTATGTCCTTGTCCTTCCCGAGTTTACAATTACTCCCTCTCTTGTGAGCTCTGCCCTGCGTGTACGGTATGAAGAACTTATCTCACCAAAGAAGTCATTCATCTCTGCATCACAGAATCCTTGGTGACCTTTGCTCATTGCAAAAGCTATTACCCTCTTCTTGAATTCAGGGATTAGATTAACAATCTGTCGTGCAGCCATTATACTTGTTGGCTGATCCTGAGAGCGGTGTAGTTTTAGGCTGGCATCTTGAACCCTCATTAAGCCTTCGGTGAATTGATTCATTTGTCCTCTCCTTTGATACGCACTAGAAGATGTCCCTTCTTGTTGCGTTTGATTACGACACCATTGCCGTATGCTTCGCCGACATCATCGCCGACTAAAGATTTTAATTCTTCCTTGCTCTTCTCATGTAGATCGTAGGCGTCCTTGCTTCTAAGGAAGTCTTGGCTATGTGATATCCATGAGTTTGATTGAGACATATCGACAGTGCGGTAGCCATCTATCGTGGCGTTCTCTGCCATCTTTGCGAGTGCATCTATGTCTCTACTGGGTAAGTCTTCTGGTGCTATTTTATTTTCTACGTGCCACCAGAATGCCTCTTCCATACGGATGAGTTCGCTCATGTATGCTATGTCAATACCAACGACAGCATACTGAGGAGCAGAGTTGCCAAAGATTGCACTGAAGTAGCAAGTCTTTACATCCATCACGAACATATAATGGGTAAGTTGTGGCATGTAGTATTTGATTCTATCTTTAAGACTGAAGAAAGCATTTGAGTGCTTGAGTTCTACAAATGTTTTCTTGTCCTCTATCCATCCATCTATGTGTGCATACATAACTGGTTTGGTCCAACTGATTTGTCTCTCCGATGATATAGTAATTTGCATGTCAGTCAGCTTTTGAAACCACTGCCTATGGAATGGTTCAGTGTAGATACCCAGTTGTACTTCAAAGATATCATCAAGATTTGCCGGCTCAGTTAGTTGCATCTTCTCTTGATAGAGTCTGAACCAATCTCCGTTCATGATGCGCATAGCATCTGTGCCACCTAGTCCA